GTAAGGGGGCAGTGCTCTGGCTTGTGATTGGAGTGTGAGCAGGCCTTATCCTTAGGGGAGTCAGGGGGGGGCGTCGGAGGTGGAGTCCGCGGGGTCGAGACCGCACTCAACGTGGGGGTCTCGTTTTTCACCGGTGGCGTGGTGGGTTTCAGCATGTATGCTGCTTTGCGGTCCTTGTTCAGGAGTTCCACGCCGCGGGTGTATGTGGTCAGTTTGGGTGTGAATGGTTTGAAAGGTACGCAGCATGGAGGAGAGAGTACGGCTGATCTGAACATTTTAAAGAAGTGATTCTGGTTGACTGCTCCAAGTCGTTGGCATCGTTCCTCCTCAGCAGCGGCACGGCCGAGCATAACAATGCACTGATCGTACCATAGTTCAAAAGCTGACCTGTCAAAATCAGGCATATCAGTCGCGAACACCTGGTCCATCCATGGTTCATACTTGTTCGGGTAAGCTCCAGTGAGACCGCTGAGCGTCCTCCAGCTTCCGAAGATGGTATGTTCCATGGCCGACTTCTGGATTTCCGTCTTACCGGACAGGACCAATCTCAGCTCATCACCGTACGCGCAATTCATCAACCGGCAAACTTTCCCTATTACGGGGGATTCGCCATCATCCTTGGCAATTGACTGGAGTTTCCTACACAGTGCGAGTTGGGGATTGTTGAGGATTTGACACTTACTGACCATAGGAAGGCCTTGGATTCTGCGACTGAGGTGTGCGCAAGAGTTGTCACTGCCCCACCATGCAGCACCGTACACACGGCACAGGAACATGGGGGCCGTATTGACATCGATGTTCGAAAAACTGTGAGGTTTATAGAACAGCTGCGTTTTGAGCACTTGGCCGAACTCTAGAGCCGTCGAGACGCTCAGTAGTTCAAAGACGACGGGGTCCACAGTTTCCGGAACAGCGGTCAGGCTGTCATCACCGGCATATATCCCAAGATTGTCCCACGCTTCTACAGCGTTGAACTGGCATCTTCTCAATGTAACGTAAGCAATGAAGATGCACATGAGGGTGTTAAATGTGGACGTTTCTGCGGAACCGGAGCCGCGCGCAAATCCTTGCATGAACGATGCCATGTCGTCCGCCTGCTTAGATGGCACCTGTATACTGTTTCCGAATTGTGTGAGAGCTAAAGTCTCACTTCCGAAAACCATGAGGAACTTGATAAGAGGCCTCTCGAAGAAGATGCGCATCGTCCCATTAACATGGCCATCCTGGGCGCTATAATCGCCTCCCATTACCGCAGTGACGCCCTGCAGGTTGGGCTTAGCCTTATAGATGACTGAAGCAGTGGCTCTCGCCGTTTCTACTGCTGCCTGGAAACCGTAGCATGGTACGGACTTCATGGCTTGACCCAGGTTCTTTAGCTTAAGGCCCCAGCTCATCTTCGTAGGGGGTGCAAAATTCACTATCATGCGGGCCGTCTTATCGGGATTACCAGCCTCGACCTTGCAAAAGCCATTTTGCTGGGGCTTGGGAGCCTTATGCTCAAGATCGGAATGGTCGCAGGCCCTTTCTATATCCGCTCTTTGGCTACTACGGGTCTGCTTAAGCTTTATTTCATCAACTGTGGCGTCGGCAAGTTTGCCATCAGGTTGGAGCTTAACCTCACGTGGCTTGTCGTGGGCCTCTGCCGTCTTGAAACAAAGTAAGAGGTGAGCGAAGAACTCACCCCTATACTCGACGACTTCTGGGCTAAACGGGGTACACGTGAAATCCGCTACGTCAGTGACTCTAGCCTTGATAGTGGCTCTCACATCCATGTCATTTGAGAGGCACGTCATACCTTTATTTATCAAGGGAGTCATCGGCTGGTCCCGCGGGCACGGGCGCGTGTGGTCCGGATCAATGGTGAACTTGCTGTCACCTATGGCGCCTATGGCGGGGCATGGTGGTCTTGTTTTGAGTTTCATGTACTCAGCAAGGATTGCCATTCGGGACTCGTCATACACGGCTTGTTTGCCGGTGCCGTTTAGCCTTGGAGGCTTCAAGGAGTCGACGCAATTGCCCAAGC